TTACCTGTAGACGGCGCATCTGGGTTTGGTGTCGGGTTCAGGATAGCGCCCAGGTCATTGAGAGGACTTGGATGGATAGGCGGACTGATAACCGAAGGTAGAACCCCACCATCAGGAGCCAAGATATTACCCTGAATGGTATTGGTCATTGTCGTCGTTGGACCAGCCGTAACTGGGATGTCCTTGTAGTATTTTACACCACTACCAACAGGAAGCTGAGAAGTGTACGGGTTATAGTTGTTGTCCGTCACCCACTGGTTCAGCTCCAGCATGCTCGCCATAGTGTTAGGTCCAGATTTGGCAAGTCGGAACACTGCATCTTGGAACGTCTCACTAAAGGCAGCATGCGGACCACCAGGATCTCTAATACCCTTAGCAGGTTGACCCTTGATGGTGTCCGTCTCAATGGTAATCGTGGTATTCCTTTGAGGACCAATGAACGGCGGTGGCACATCGGGATCTGGTTCAACCGTTACCGCCTCAGGGCTAGGATCTTGAACAGGAGGCGCACCTTCTTGTTGTGGTGTCAGATCTGTTGAATCTATGCCACCACCAGGACGCCGTGGGTCTTTATACCATCTGTCCTTACCAGCGTCTGGATTAGGTGAAGTAGATACTACTGGAGCACGGTACCTTTTGCACGAGATCGTGTAGTAGATGTCGTCGATCTCGCCAGCTTTGTGTCTGTAGTTGAAATTAGTGATAACTATCTGGTCATTCCAAATGCCGCCACCAACGATAAGCATACAGTTCATCTTGAACCGCATGGTCCAGATAATACGTGCTGTCAGGGACTTTGGGTCTTCTAATTCTGTAGGGGAAACGTTGCAGTAGTCCGAATCGTAGTGGCGCGGAAAGAAACTATCCCAACTGATAGTCTCCATCGACTGGCCGCCAGGGAGGATGATCTCCCCAAGCCCTACTACCCGAGGCGTCCAGTACTCATGGGTGAAGTCGGCACCAAACTCCTCAGGCATAACAGGGATCTTGATGTCGCCACCGTATGCACCAAGGATGGTGATATCCATGGTGCCACGCTGTTCGTAATCACCAAGCGTTGGACTACCATCGTCTTCAACGCATGGAGTCCATTCATGGAATACATTCTCGGTACCGTCTGGTGTAGTCGTGACCTTCGTAAATATGTTGGTACCACCAGCCGTACCTGCGCCTGGGACACCGTTGTGAAGCCAGGGGGCGTATCCTGGAGGAGGTTCCTTCTTGGTGCTTAGCCCCCATACGTCTGCGTCGGTACCAAGCCCACCAGTCTTCATGGTCCCATCGGGCCACTTGGGACCAAACTTCGGACCTACTACATCAAATGTGTCAAATTGGACGTCACCCTGCCAGTAGGTGCTCTTCTTCATCGTAAGACCCAGAGAACCAGGATAGTTCTCTGGATCAGTGGCGTTGGGGTCAAAGTAGGTAGATTCGTCTACCTTTACGGCATCGAAACCTTCGCCGGTCTCTGGATTCATTGTCATGGCGCAACCTGTCCAGTTTGACCGACTACCGAACCGCCAGTAGACAGTTGTCTCAGCATATCTGCCATCTGCCCCATCAATGCCCTGATGTCTGTGTTGCCATCCATATGCTCAACGGTCATCAAGCTCTGGATATTGATTACTGTGCCGCCACCAGCAGCTCCTGGTCCTGTACCTGTTCCTGCAGAACCCTGGATTGCCGCTATGTCTGCCTCTGTTACGGGGCCTTTTCCAGTGCCTGTAGAACCTAGCCCGTAAACAGCACCCAGAGACGGACCCATCGCCATCATTTCTTCTGGCGTCATCTCTGCCTTGCCACCGTACTTGCTGAGTACAGAGCCAGACGGACCTACGTTGAACTTGTTGGTTGCAGGATCCCAACCACCAATCTGGAAGTAGTGGCCTGGGAAGTTACCCTTCGGTCCAATGTTGACGATGCCTGGGATACCAGCCTGCGCATTGTTGGCTAAGCGCCCCCAATCAATGCTACCACCCGGGTAGACTTCGCGCTGCAGACCCATCTGGCCTAGTGCAGCACCGAGCGTAGCTACACCTCGGGTACCACCTACATTAGCTGGATCACCACCCTGAATACTGGTGACAATCGCGTATGCTTCCTTCAGGCTTGGGTTGCGTCCGTATGCCTTGGCGAAGAACGCTGCCGCTGCGGGACCACAAGCTGCCTGAGCCTGTTGATTTGTCAGCTCACCAGTGTTCAATTGGTCTGTAAAGCTAGCCGCAAGACCCTTGCCAGTCCCAGTACCTGTTGTGGTAGCAGTCGTACCAGAACCAGTTATCCCACTAATAGCTCCCCCACCACCAGCGCGGATAAGTACGTCTCTGATCTGGGTTAGCAGAGGAACAGCAAGACTATTGTCAAAGCCAGTTGCAAAGACCTCTGCCATTGCTACACGCTCTGGGGCAGCAGTATCATCCACTGCGCCAGCGCCTTGACCAGTGGCAGCATGGGTCATCTCCCAGAGCTTGCCACCAGCCATTCTACCAAACATACCGCCGCCAGCACCAAGCAAGAGACTCATGATTGGGCTAAGAACGGCTCCACCGATGAGCGCACCGCCCACACCACCGCCAACAGCACCAATGCCGCCACCAATGGCTTCCCATCGTTCCCTGTCGTTCTGGGCAGCCATGATTTCGGGTAGTGCTGTAGCGCCCGCTAGTAGAGCACCACCACCTAGCTTACCAAGTCCCTTGAGTCCACCAGCTAGAGTACCTGGTGTTCCCGGCTTGAAGGCTGGACTACCACCTCGGAAACTAGCCCATACCTGGAAAGCCTCCATGATATCCTTGGGACTTCTCAAACCACCATACGGTGATGGGATACCAGTCTTACCAAAGATAGGCGAAGAGCCAAACCGTCTTGCACCTGCGACCATTGCTGCACTGGTGATAATGGCTCCAGCAGCAGGTAGTGCATACTGTCCAATTCCACCGCCACCATCGTCACCACCAGCAGCCGCTCCAGTCAGAGCTGGAATACCTAATGCTAAAGCACGACTAGCTCCCTCGGGTACCCTACCCTTGGTGACGTAACGGATAGCAATCGCTTCGGCAACCATCTTGGTAAGATCGCTCTGCACAAAAGCCTTGAACATCTCTGGAAGTGTCTGTCCAATACCAGAGATAAAAGCTTCGGAGAATGCTCGTCCTGCCTCGACAAGAACGTTGTCCTTGCCACCCCTGAAGAAAGATGTAACTGCCTCGCCAATAAACTGTCCGATATCTCGTCCAACATTCTTTAGCTGTTGCTGCCCACCAGACCTGAACCAGTTGGTGAACGAATCCATAAACGCGGTACCCATCATCCGCATCTTGTTCAACAAGCTGGAATTCTGGAAGTCTACATTTGTAATCAGATTGGTGATCAGGTTGGTAATCGGATCAACACCAGCAATCATAGGAGCTTCGATGGATTCGAACAGCTTGGTCTTTAGAGCGGTTACCGCTGCATCCATCCTAGTTTGTGCGTCTGCAAAGCTCTTAGACCTCTGTTCCAAGCCACGGTTTACCGCACCACCCCTGCTAGCTTCGTAATCTTGCTGTGACCTTTGAAGCTGCTCTACAGAAGTGTTTTGGAAACCACGTACAGCTCGCATATCTTGGAAGTATGCCCCCATGAGCTGACTTTGTCCAGCTACACGTAGAGCATCTTCCTCGCCCTTGTTGCCCAGACGACGCTGATTGGCAACATATTGATCAACCATCGGGCCACGAAGGTCAAAGATCTTGCGCAACTGTACCAGGGTACCCAATGGCCCCTGATTTAGCAGGTTCTCAGGGGCAAGACTCATGTCGTTGCCCATACCCTGCCGTTTCCTGATGTTCTCCCAGGAAGACACCAGTTGCTTCTGCTTGCCAGTCATCTGGGACACGTCTTTGAAGATGTTGGCAAAAGACGTGGCTGCCTGTTCTGCTGGCATTGTCTGAGTCATTGCCGCAAAGGCAGCGAACGACTCATTCATAACACTCATCTTCTCTTCAGCAGTGGTGTACCGTTGGATCAATGGCCCCATCGCAGCGGTTACACGCGGGAGTGTTGCTTCCAACTCCGAGAACTTCACTGTACCAACATCGGTAATGGCAAACAGTGAATCGGACACATCGGCTACGTGTTCCATTGTCAGGCCATAGGTGGACATGACCTGAATAAGTGTGGTTGTAGCCTCTTTGGCATCTGTTCCAGTAGCGCGAGCAATACGTGCGGACTGGTTAGTAAGCTCAAGCGCTACGCTAGCATCGTAAGCTGCCCTACCCATCTGCTGCAATGCTTCTGTATTGGGCTTGATAGCAGATACGCTAGATGCCGCAGTCTGTAACAGTTCCTTCATTGATTCGGTAGCTACACCCTGCTGGATAGCTACCATCTGGACCTGTGTATTGAACGTCTTGAATTGGTCTTCACTCAGACCCAACAAGGCATTGGAAACACGCATCTGGTCCTGCCATGCAGCACCAACTTTGATAAAGTCAGCAAAGGATTCTACAGCTCTTTGGGGTAACTGTACAAGAGGCAGCAAAACAGAGAATAAGAGCATGGACTTCGTCAAGTCCATGATATTAGACGTCAAGCCACGTGTGGTCTTGCTGTGTTGGTCTAGCTGCGACCTACCCTTCTCGATATTAGCAACAAGACCACCAAATCCCTGCGAAGCATTGCGCATGACAGTGGACAAACCCTGTACGGCGCGAGAAGTGCTTGTTGTGGATGTGGCAAACCTACTCATTGCCGCTGAGGCACTGATAACAGTGCGCTCGACGGCAAGATACATCGAGGCTAGGCGGTCAAGGTTCCGCTGCCCGTTGATGACAACGTCGATAGCAGCTACAACTCTACGTACCGCCACTAGCCCAATCCCTTCGCTGTTCTGACTCTAGCCAGCATTCCCTTGATGTTCTTGGCAGATGATGCCTCGCTACCGCCGCCCTTGAACTTTCCGCCCGTGATGACAGACGCATAGACGAGCGCCCGCTCGCCACGCGGCAGGTTGTAGACTTCGTTAGGAAATCTGCCTGTTTCAATGAAGATCCTAGCTAGCAGATTGGTCTCTGGGTGCGCCTCAATCAGAGCTTTTGGCAACCTCCACGAGGTCTTCGTGGAACCCGCTTAGCTCGAGGATCGCGTTGGAGACGTAGAGCATCAGGCCAGGTTGGTTCTTGTAGATCTCCAAAATGAGGCGGTCTTCCTGCGACGTACGCATCTTGTATTTTGACATCACTTTGGAGTCTCTGTGATTAGGCGTTTTTACCCCATACGCCACCACCAACGCCTGGAATTTCTGGCCGTCCATCTGCTTCTGGAGGCTGCCAGATCCCGTGTTTTTTACCACACGGCTACTGCGCTCGATCAGTTGGCTGTGCTCAGGGCCTGTGAGGTTCGTGATAACCCACGGTGCCCTGAAACCGTACTGCGTCATGTCCAACTGGTCGTTGAACTTCTTGTCCGAGTCATAGGCGAGTAGCTCCTCCAGAGGATCAACTGGCTCGCCTTGGTACTCCCGAGCAGCTTCCTCTGGAGAGAGCTCCACGTTGACGTCGGGCCTCGCGGGAATACGCCGCATGGGGGTGCGGACGTCTGAGGCCTGGACGCCATCTTTGTTTGCAGTTACGTCTTGTGTAGTCATTGCCCGCTATTACCTTTGATGACTAGTTGCAGTCGCTGCCTTCGGTCTCCCACTCTTGCAGGTCGCCGTCGATGCAGGAAAGCATGTTGTGGTTGATGAACGTGAACGGAATGGCCTCTTCAACCAGTTCGTCCACCTGGAAACCGATCGGCACCTCCCAGAACTTGACACCGAGCAGCTCGACAACCTCAGAACCGAACGACTCTGGGTCATCCAACTCGTAGCGGATGAGAGCCGGGATCTGGCGGCTACGGCTGTGTCTCTGGTAGGCACCTACTGTGCGCAGGAAGTGGCTGGTCACCTTGAAACCCGTGATGGTGCCATCACCTGCTGTGCCAGTCGCCTTGTAGCCCGTCTGACGTGCGCCAGCTAGACGTACCTCACGACGGTTGATTGTGATTCGGCCCTCGACGCGCTGTACCTGGGTTTGCCACACACCATCAAGGAACAGTTCGCCGTAGGAGCCGTTGATAGTACGATCTGGATTTAGTGCCATCGCTATGTACCAACCTTCACGGTGACAAGGATGACGTCGATGGTGTCAACCACGGTCATCGTAATGTCAAGGTATAGTCGTTCACCTTCTGACGCATAGGTGGCACTGAGGGCCACCGTGTAGTTATTGCGGATGGCGCGTTGCCCCGCCATCACACGCAGAAAGTCGCGCACCACACCAACTATGGCATTCTGACCATCCGTGTCGTTGGGGACTTTCCCGATGTAGTTCGTGCGCGCAGCCAGCTCGATTGCTGCTGCAATAGCGTCGCACGTATTGACAATCGAGACCTTCTTGAAGCCCTGAGGAATTGGGTTGCCGTCAGCAGCGTAGCCAGGGACCACCAGGGTTGTCACTCCCTTTACCACGTTGAACAAGAGACCTGCCTTGCCCAAGACGGTGACACCATTCTTGATGAGAAGGTCAACCGTGCTGCCCTTGTTCTTGGCTTCGAGCGAAATCACCTCCTGCAATGGGTAGTATGTCATTCCCTGGCCCAACGGCAGGGAAGCACGAATACCTGCAATCTGGGCCGCAAATGCCGAGCCGCGTTTGGTCAACAAGTTACCAGCGGAATCAGTCTGGTTTGCACCAGGATAGACGTACTGGCAAGCTTCGCTGTTGATACCAGCCGCACTGGCCTGAGCAGTTGTGGCACTCTCGGCAAGATCACTGCCCACAACCATCGCTACGCGGTAGCCATCGGCGCGCAGGTCTCGCAACCAGGAGGTAAACGTCGCTTCGATGCCAGGCAGGTCTGCGTTCTTGATGTCGCAGGTGAAGACGTCCCACTCGTCTGCTTCCAACGCAATGGTGGTGAGCAGATCGACGTAGTTCTGCATGGTTGGTGGAGAACCGTTGCTACCGCTGGTCATCGGCAGGGAAATGGTGGCTGGAATGCTGTTTCCCTCGGCAACCAGTGTGGCGGTGACCCAATAGTTCGCAGGATCTGCGTTGACGAGGTCCACCAAGTTCTTCATGTGTCCTACCGTGCCGCGATTCACACTGGTGGTCCATACAGCCATCAGTGTCGCGCCAACTGTGAATAGGATGTCTGTCTTGGTGACGTCGCCAGGATTGGGTCTGGTCTGCACAGTAAACGAGTTACCGTACACGCCAGCGTTCTTTGCATCGAACCTAATGGCAGTAACGGGTGTTCCAGCCGTGTCTTGTAGGTTGATCAGCGACTTGGCAGCGCTGGCACCCATGATGCGGTACATACGCAGCTCACGCGCTCCGCCAATGAACGCTTGACGTCCCGCGTAGTAAGCATTGTTCGGTGCAGTTTCGTCGGCAGTGTAGTAGTTGATCAGATCCGAAAAGCTGTCAACAATCTGTACTGCGTTGGCTGGACCCCACGACGACCGGACAATCATCGACACTCTACCGCGAACACCTGTGGTAATCGCAGCAATAGCATCAGAGATGAAGTTGACGTACAGACCCGGACGAGTCGGGGGTGCAGCAGGAGTCCACGGACCACCTGGCATTATGGGGTCTCCTCAGTTGCAAATTGGTTGTCAGGTACAGCCATCATCTGGTCAATGGCACCCTGTACCTGAGACTGTGTGTACTGTGCGTCCTGTTCGAGGTATTCCGAAGCGAACACCGCGTCGATGACCCAGGCTGGCTGATTGTACAGCGGCATCGAGTACAGGCGGTGGTCTGCGTAGCCCAATGGTGTGGACGTTAGCTCCGTCTGCCTTGCAGCAGCTTGAGCATCCTTCTCCGCCTGTGTGGGCGAAGGACCCTCTCCATTGTCTTGTGGATTATCCGAAATGTTCGGGGGTGTTCCTGTCATTACTGTCCCTCAACGATGATTGTGAAGCTACCACTGCTATTGACCTCAGTTAGAGCTTCAATGTATTCGATCGCTGGTAGCTGTACCCGATCATGCTCCTGTTCTACGGTGGTCTGCAGATTGATGTTTCCTGTAAACACGCCGTTTTTGACTTCGTCCTCTCTACTGCTGGCCGCAAAGGCTGTGACCCTCAGGTGCTGCCAGCGTACCCTTACTGTATCACTTGGCTCCACAGGAGCTGGTCCAGTGCCAAGTAGATCCCTTATCACCAGTTCTGGGTACAGCACTCCGGTCCTGTTTGGTAGGCTTATCGATGCTTCCCTGTGCCCATCTACATAGACTATGAACTGCTTGAACAGAGGTGAGCTATAGGGTACCCTGAGAACACGCACCCTGATAGCATTGTTGGGATCCGCAACCACAATATCTAACGGTACACTGGCAGCGCTTTCGTTGTCACAGATATCTACCGCACCAACGCGCACGGCGTATGTCCCTGGCGCAAGGTTTCCATCTCCAGAAGGAGCAGCGATAGGAGGTGGATACTGCCAGTCAAACCGCCATGCTGGTATGAGGTTGACCAGTCGGAAACGTGGCCCTCCTTGTTTCATAGAGCGCTCGAATGCGCCAATTCTGTCCATTACGTCAGCGCGGTTGTTACCGTAGTAATCTATCGTCCAATCGACCACCTGCCTGTATCTGCGCGACGTTAGCTGCTCATCACGGTGTGTTAGGTAGCTAACGCGCCAACTAGGTCTTACGAGCGTTACAGGACGATCTTCAAGTACCCGCGTTTTGCTGCCAACAGGGTATAGATTCCAGATAGCATGCTTCACTGAGTGAAACTGCTCGTCTAGATCTAATGTAACTGTTGACCTAGGCACGACGTCTGCCCTTGTACGGCTGCCTACGTCTGCCAGTTTGACCCTCGAACGCAGACTGGATGGACCCCTCTACGATGTCATCTATCTGCCCCTCGGTCTTGGCGATACCCTCTTCGATGAAGTGTACACCTTCCCAATGGGCCTGTATCGGAGGCATTTTTCTGTTGCCATATGGGAAGATCCACATGGTGCCGCCATCGTTAGCCAGCCCTGCATATGGCAAGAAGGTCCCAACCTCGGCAGTCCAGACATCACCTTTGAGACGCTTGATCTCCGTAATGGCACCCATCTGGACCTGTACCATTTCGCCGACGTCTGCGCCCTCTTCACTCTTGGGACTACCAGTTACGCCGTTGTTAGCACACCATTCCTCGTGTAACTCTTGGATAGGCGTCTTGTCTGCTGGACTGACCTCGCCACGCATGGAATCTGGCGTATATTCACCCCACGCCGCCAGCAACCTGCCCTGGGAGAACTCAAACGGCTCACCAGTGCTTTCCCTAGAGGTTCTCCTACCAGTAGGCATATGCCTGCGAATGGCGTCTTTGGTGTTGTACGTCAGAGCATCTGCCAGCGCTATTGCAGAATCTCTATGCACTACTACTAGACGGGCGTTCAATGCCGCCATGTCCGCGATAGCACCCTCAAAGTCTGCAATCTTGTCCTTGGCGTAGGTAACCCCGCCCCTGCTAGCGCGACCTCTCTGAGTAAACGTCTGCCCAGAGCTCTGATACATCGCTATGGAATTAGCCATCAGCGTGTTACCCCCGCTTGACAGTTGACTTCGTAGTGGTGCAGGCCAAACAGATCGTCTGCCTCGTCAATGGAGAGAATGTCCCAGCGGATGGTGTTCTGCACGATCCAGTTGTCTTCGTTGAAAGTAGTGGGGTACAGCAGTCTGTTGTCCTGGATGAAGATGATGGCACGCCTCAAGCCCTGTGCCCCACCTGTAGCCGCAGACTCGATGCTGCGTCTGTACAAGATACTGTCCACTCTACAGGGCACACCAGGGAAGACAATGCCCTCTGTGTCTTCGGCATCTTCTACCTCTGGGTCTGCCCGTCTAGGTCCCCAGATGTCGCAAACCCTGTCCAACAACGCCAGAATAGGCATCAGGCTGGATCCTGTACCCTGAACCAGTGATGTGTGCCGAGCAGTATGCCGCGACGGATCTCAAGGTCGGTGAAATCATGCCACGGGCGCACTTCCACGCCCACATACTGCGGAGTAAGTATGTACCCAGGCGCAGGTGCCAGCTCTGGGAAGACCTGCGTGGTCTTCATGTGGATCATGGAGCTTGTGCCGCAGGTGTAGTAGCCCATGATGGCAAGAGGCTCTGCACCGAAGGCATATGGATCGTTGTAGGTCGCGGTTGTAGTGCCCCCGCCGCCAGTGTTTAGGGTATAGCTGTAGGAGCCTATCTTTTCGCTCTGGACACCACTTACCCGCCTGGCCCGTATGGCACCATCGCTTGTAAGGTACAGTTGCTCCACGACCATCAGACAGGCTATTCTAGCCATTACGTTCCAGTTGGGCTTACCCTCGGTACAAAACCCCCCGTACTGAAGGCTCCAACTGTACATCAAGGCTTCTGCTCGCCAGATGTAGTTCCACAGTTTAGTATCACTCATGGCTGCCAACGCAGGAAAATCTGTGTTGGAGCGAATGTATGCTGGAGTGAGAATCCCCAGAGGCCCTTCGGCAGGAATACCTTGAAAGGGTAGCGACTTATCGCTCTCCTCACTTGGTGCCTGGAAGTAACTGGCACGGTACCAGGACGTCTGTTCGCCAGTTTGGTCCTGGTACTCGTAGTCAGTCTGGCTCATTGTCAGTTGGATAGTCCCGATGGGAGGATCCGCGAAGGGCGCATCCTGGGCAACATCGCGGTAGATATTGATTGTGTCGTAATCTACTATAATGTCGTTGATGTTCATTACGCGGATGCCCAGGATGATCATACTAGCTGGCCTTCTTCGCGCCCTGGGTCCCCTTGAGAGGACCCATCTTCACACCAGGAACTCCAGGCTGCTTCGAGCCGCCCGACTTGGACGGTTTGCTGCCGACGGTCTTCGCCATCTACGTCGTCTCCTCGTGCTCTTCGGGAACGTTCTGGTGCTGTGCGCGAGATCTGCGCGCGGGAGGACTCCCGCCGCCGCCAGCTTGTCCCGTTGCCAGTTCGTTGTTCTTCTCGATCTCTTCCTTGGCAGATGCCCTGCGCTTGGCAACCACCTCAGGCTCGTCGCGGTCCTCGCCAGGCTCGGCGAGCTTCTTGTTGATGGCGCCGATCATCTGGTCGCGGTCGGTGTCCTCTGGGAAGTTGAGGCCGAGGCCCTTGGCCTTCTTGCGCAGTTCCTGACGGCTGAGTACTTCCAGTGGCGCTTCGCTGATTTGGATCGGGTCCACGGGCGGCATGCCAGGACTCTGCATACCCATCAAAACCCGAGCTACCACGCCCCTCTGCTGGATAGGAACGAGGTCCTCGTCGTCGTCAGGCGTGTACTCCTTGTACATCACCTGCCCGTACTTCTCGAGCTGCTCTTCTTCGGTCAGTGGTGGGTTGGTCTCCGAGAACCCCATCGCGCTGCCTTCGACGACATCGCCCTCTTGGCAAACGTTGACGCCGATGGTGAGGCCAGCCGTACACTCGTAGTAGTCGGCGTACTCGACTTCGTTCTGTGTTGCTTCTGCCATGACCTATCCTACCGTTGCAATGCCGACGTTGTCGGGCTTGGGGAGGATCGGGATGAACGGGTACTCCTCGAGAACTACCCGCGTGCTGGGATCCTTCTCCTTCCAGGACTTGGTGTACTTGCCAGTGTTACCTGACGGTGCCTCGTCGTCCGCGGTTGGCCCCTCCATGATACCGTATGCAGCCCGATCCTCGGCCAGCAACAGGATCTTGTTGTTGGGGATGAACAACTGCGTGCTCGGCGTGCCAGGAACCGTCCAGTCGTCGGTGTAGGTGTTGTCGTACGTCACCCAATCGACACCCGCCAGCCCCTGAATGACACCCGTCTTCAGGAACGAGTCACGCATCTCGTTGCTGAGCAGTTGCTGGATCTTCTGGTTCGCGAACACCGTGGCGTACATGGTGGTGCTGTTGAGGAAGACGCGCCGCACCGTGGTATTGCTGTCGATGAGAATCTGCAGCTTCCACGCGTTCATGTTCGCCAGGATGTTGCTGTTGACCAGGTCCGTCCACAGTGGCGAAGGGGTGAAGAGGTGGTTGGCTGGGATCTGGTAATTGACGTTCACACGCGGGGCGTCGGGGCGATTGACGACCAGGGTGCCCGTGATGAGCATCTGCCAGGTTGCCCATTCGACGAATCTTTCGATGCCGTCGTCCAGGTCCGAAACCTCTTCAGCCACCTTTGCCTCTGCTGCACTCCGGGCGATGTCGCCAGGTGTGCGCAGCCAGTGGATAGCGGTCGGCGTGAAGACCTTCTTGTCGCGCATGTAGATGAACGAGCCAGCCACTTGCCCCAGACCGCGCTGTGGTCGGATGTGGGCTTCCTGGTTGGGCACGTTCGGCTTGGACATGAGCTGATTGCCCTGGACGATATCGTACGCCCAAGTTGGGAACGGGTAACCCGTCCTTGCGCCCATCAGCTGAAGGCCGAGCATGTTCTGCGGGAACGGCTTGCGGCGAACAAAGCCGTTGAGGACCGTCGGCTGGAGAAGACTAATTTCTGGCACCGTTAGCTCCTAACCCGTGACGATAACGGCGTCAAGATTGATGTGAATCTTGCTGCCAACGAAGACGGTTGCGATCTGGCCTGCTGTGTACAGCTTCAGCAGCTCCGAGTACTTGAAAATACCCGTGAGATAGACGTCGCACACCTGCTGCTCGGTAGCACTGGTGTAGACGTAGTTCGCTGCTACGAGCTCCGCGGCTTCCGTGGCAGGCAGT